GCGAGCGTGGAGGTGAACTGCTACGCGACTACCTACGCGGCAGCCATCGAGCTCAGCGACGCGGTGCGCACCTGCCTCGACCGGCGGAGCGGGACTTACTCAGGCGTCAACGTGCAGAGCATCCAGTACATTACCGAGGTCATGGACTTCGACGAGCCGCAGCGCCTCTACCGGGTGATGGCGGACTACGAGGTCCGCATCGACCGCGGCAACCAAGTGCTGCCCGCCACGTCCGCCATCCGCCCTGACCTGTACATCCGCGGTGCGGTCTACGACGAGCCGCGCGTGCTGACCCTGACCGACGGCGCAGCTTTCACGGTTAACTCGGACGATCACCTCATCTTCGCCAACTACGCCACGGCCGTAGGCACCGGTAATGCCACCCTGCGGCTGCCGGCCGTCAGCAGCAACGATGGCCGCGAGGTGCGCGTAAAGACCGGCGGCAACCTGTCCAACCAGCGCATCCTTACCGTGAGCGTGGCTGTAAGCGACGCAGGTGTAACTATCGACGGCAACGGCTTAGCGGTTATGGACCGCGACTACGACGGCATCACCGTGCACTGTATCGGGGGACAGTGGTATATCACGCAGCGGAAATCCAAGTAACCCAAACTCCGTACATTCGGGCCATGATTGTGACTCTCAAAAAGCCTCTGAACCTCTACGGCTACAGCTGGGAAGAGGGCAAGACCGTCGAGGTCTCGGTGAAGTTCTATCGCATCCTGGTGAAGGGCGAGTACTGCGACCCGCACCCGGAGGACGAGTTCTACAAGAAAGCAGCCAAGGCAAAGAAGGCACCGGCCGCGCAGCCGGAGTTGACTGATCAACCCGCACCTGAACCACAACCCGAAAATACCCCTGACTGATGGCACAGACCACTGGCATCTTGAATGCGTCCAGCATTCGCTTCTTCACCGGCACGACCGACGGCACCCACACCGTCGTGGCAAACGTGACCGAGTGCTCCATCTCCCTCAGCACCGACGTGCGCGACATCACCACCAAGACCTCCGCAGGCTGGCGCGAAATCCTGCCGGCGCTGAAGTCGGCCAGCATCAACGTCAGCGGCTACTTTGCTGAAGATGCAACCAACGGCTTCAACACGCTGGTGGACTACCAAATCGCAGGCACGAAGGTGTTCGCGGTGTTCAGCAACGTCGGCACCGGCTCCAACCCGAATGCAGGCGACGAGGAGTTCGACGTCGCGGGCTACATCACCAGCATCGAACAGACGGCTGGTTTTGAGGACAACGTGACGTGGTCGCTGACCATGGACCTCACGGGCGCTGTTGTACGTGAAGTCATCGTCTAATGCTGATTGACATCGCAGGCCGCACTTTCACGCTGCGCGCGTCCCTCGGGGCGTGGCGCAAGTTCGAGCAGAACAGCGGGCAGAAGGTGGCAACCATCGACCAGACGGACGTCACCCGCATCCCCGAGTTGGCCTACTACTTCGCCGAGGCAGGAGCCAAAGCGAACGGCCACACGTGGGACCTGACGGTCGACGACTTTTTAGAGCTGTGCACGATTACCGACCTTGAGACCCTCACGCAGGCCGTCGCGGCCCTGCTTGGAGGCGACCAAAAAAAAAGCGCGGCAAAGGCAAAGCCGTAAACTGGGACGAGCTTGAAGCGACGGGGTTGGGCCAGCTGGGCCTGACCCCGTCTGTGCTTTACAGCCTCACCTTCGCCGAGTTCAACAACGCGGTAACCGGCTTCTTCGAGCTCGAGAAGGAGCGCGACCAGCGGGAGTGGGAACGCACCCGGTGGCTGGCCTGCCTGCTGCTAAACCCGCATACCAAGAAGCGGCTCAAGCCGGAGGACCTGGCCGAGTTCCCCTGGGAGAAGGGGCGCAAACCTGCTGCGGATGGTATGGCTATCTTGCGCCAAATAGCGAAGAGCACCCATGGCTAAACTTGGCGACCTCATAGTTCGCGTAGGTGCGGACACCCGCGAGTTCAACAAAGAGCTCGGCAAGATTCAACGGCAGATCCGGCAGACGTCGGACAACATCATGGACATGGGCAAGACCATGACCATGGGCGTCACGCTGCCGATTGTGGGGTTGGGTGCTGCAGCCGTGAAGGCGGCCGCCGACCTCGAGACCATGGAGACGCAGTTCATCTCGCTCACGGGCGGAGCGGAGCAGGCGGGCGCCATGGTGGACCAGCTGAACCAGTTCGCTGCGGCCACCCCGTTCCAAATCGAGGAGATTGCCGGAGCGGCACGCCAGCTCTTGGCGGCCGGCACCGACATCAGCCAGGTGAACGAGCAGCTGGGATTCCTTGGCGACATCGCAGCGACGTCTGGATCATCCATTGAGGACATCACGGCCATCTTTGCCAAGGTGCAAGCCAAGGGCAAGGTGGAGCTGGAGAACCTGAACCAGCTGGCCGAGCGCGGCATCCCCATCTTCACGGCGCTGAGCGAGGCCACAGGCCTGCCGGCATCGGCACTGGGCGCGGGTGCGGTAAGCGTGGAGCAATTCAACGAGGTGCTGCAAAGCATGGCCGAGGAGGGCGGCTTTGCCCACAAAGCCATGGAGCGGCTGAGCCAGACGGCTGCGGGCAAGTTCAGCACCGCGCTCGACAACCTCAAGCAGGCCGGCGCAAGTATTGGCGAGCTGCTGCTGCCGATGGTCACCAAAGCCATCGACAAGGTGACCGAGATGGCGGCATCTTTCCAACAGCTTGACGACCGTACCAAGAAAATCATCTTGATCATCGGCGGCGTGGTTGCGGCGATTGGCCCCATGCTGCTCGGCTTTGCGGCGTTCAACAAGGCGTTGGTGGCGGTGAAGGCGGCGAGCCTGGTGGCATCGACCGCGGTGAAGGCGATGACGGCCGGCCTCGCAGCCAACCCCATCGGCCTCATCGCAGTGGCGGTGGCGGCTGCCGTCGCACTCATCATTGCTAACTGGGACAACATCCGCGCCTACTTCACCACAGGCAACGGCGCGAAGGTCTTTGACACCTTGAAGGAGACGGTGAGCGCAGCCATCGAAGCCATCAAGATGGTGTGGGCTGCGGGCGTAGCGCTGTTCCAAATTGTGTGGGACCGCTTTGGCACCCACATCAGCGCCTACATCGGCAACGCCCTCGACATCATCATGGGCATCTTCCGCGGAGCGTTTGGAATAATTGGCAACATGCTAAACGCGTTCACCTCGCTGTTCACGGGCGACTGGAAGAGCTTCTTTGGCTACCTCGCCAACGTCGGCTTGACCGTCATGCAGACGGTGGTGCGCACGGTCATCGGCGCGTTTGAGCAAATTGCCGGAGCGGTGGATATGGTGCTGGCTGCGGTCGGTGCCGACAGCAACATCGCGGGCTGGCTCAACGGCATCCAAGCCAAGGTAGACGGGTTCTTTGATAGCGTCAAATACAAGGGCGACAGCGCGGCACAAGCCACCAGCGACTTTGGCAAAGCCTTAGAGAAAATAGTACCAGCTGCGGACGATTTAGATGACACACTGGACGACTTAGATGACACAATAAATGACAACGCAAAGGCAGAGAAGACCTACAACGACGTCCTGAGGGAACGGCTGTTCGTCCTGCAGGCTGAGCTTGCAGTCAGCAACGATTACCAGGCTTACCTCGACGGCCTCAAAGACGCCTACACCGACGCGGCAATCGCAGCCAAGTTACTGGGCGAGAACGAGCGCAGCGCGCAGCTGGCGCGGATGGCCACCTTGCAAGGCCCGGCGCCCATGATCCAGGCTGGGCAAATTGCCAACCCGGCCCTCGAGAACCGCGGTCTGATGACACCTTCCGGCCCGACGGCAGGAGAGATGGCAGCACAGGCGGCGGCCGTAGCCCAAGCAGCAGCGGCTGCGGCTGAGATGGACAGCATCATGCAGAGCATCAACGACAACGTCGTATCTCTGAGCGGGCAGTTCGGCAGTGTCTTCGGGGAAATCATCACAGGCGCGGAGAGTGCAGGTGAGTCAATGAAGCAGTTCGCCATGGCTGCCGTCGATGCTGCATTCAACGCAGCCACCGCCCTTGCAATTCAGGCGGCAGGACAGACGGCAGTCGGCTCAGGCCCAGCAGCAGCTATCATCCTACCTGCCCTCATCACCGCAGGCATGGGCTTGCTTAAATCTGTCTTCT